TTCATGCCAGCTATACTGCCCTCTACTATTACTCTCATAACATGCTCTTTACCTGCACTGGCTAGGATGGATTCTGCATCTCTACCAGCTTTAGTGCCATTGAATTGAGATACCGCATCGTCATAGGATGATTTAGACTTTTTATCGTCATCTCCAGCAATCTTAGAATATAGCCAGTCTCCTGCTTTCTCTCCTGCTACACCACCACCTACTGTAGTGGCTCCTAAACCCAGGAAACCTAAACCACCAGTACCTAAACCTAGCGCACCGCCCCCTAGGAAACCTAAGGTACCACCTATAGCACCACCGACACCCTTAGCTATACTTCTACCCCAACTATTTTCTTCATTGAGTAGTTGGTCTGCCCCAACACCTAGTAAAGCACCAGCTATAGGCATCTTAGAACCCAATGTAGCTCCACCTCTCAGTAAGGTATTGCCAGCACCAGTGCTACCTAGGCCCTTAATTCCACTCCATGCACTAGAACCAAGACCTTTTACCTTGCTTAGTAGGCTACCAGTACCTCCACCACCTCCACCTACTTTAGGAGATATAGCTTTTCTTAATGACCCCATAGCCTTTGGTAGAAGTAAGCTAGTACCTATTGCACCACCAGCAACAGACATATGTTGCATCCAGTCTGGCATAGAGTTAAAGGCACCTCTAAGACCTTTGTCTGTTTCATCATATGGTTGACTGTGGTCAGCCCTACGGTTATCTTTATAAGCTTCCATAGACTGAACTTCTGAGGTAGATGTACCACTGTAGTTTTCCCAATCCTTGAGTATGTCAGATGCCCCTATACCTCTAAGCTCATCCGCACCTACGGCTGTACCATTCTTGAATCGTTCTGATAACCCAGATTCTACCAGTTTATCATAGGTTTCCATAGACATGAAGTCAGTTTCTTTAAGGAACTGCTTATTCATAATATGGTTGTTGGCACCAAATGTAGTATCCATACCTTGGAATAAGTACTGTAAATTCTCTGGTGTTAAGCCCTGCTCTAACATTTGGTTAAGGTTAGTTACACCTTTTAAGCCTGAGAACTCTGGCAGTCTACCCTTACCCATGACTAATTGTAGGGCATGAGAACCACTTTTAAATGCAGAATCCATACCACCTAACATTTCTGCACCCTTAGCACCACTTAATGTTGGTATGGCTTCAGACATAGATGTTTGTAAACCCACTAAGCTGTCTAAGCGTGTTTCAGATAAGCCTGATAAGCCAGATGATACTTTTTCAGCTAATGTTACAACGGCTCTAAGGCTTTCTTCCTCTCGTCCAGACATGTTACCCTTTGCTATAGAACCAGCTATTAACTCAGCAAATCTTTGTAGATTACCCTCGTTAACTGCTCCTATTTTCTGTAGGTCAGCGCTAGCAATTGCTAACTCATCCACGTTCATGGCGTTACCCCTAGCTAACCTTTGCAAAGCATCAGTATCAGCTAGTCTACCTTGCACATCGCCATTTGTACCACCTGTTATCAAATGACCCATGGTAGTAGCTGTTTCTAGGGCATTATAGCCATTAGCCCTACCAACATCTTTAGATTGTGAGCGTAGTAATTCATCATGCTGTTCTACATCACCAAATGAACCCATCTTTTGTGATACTTGCCATGCTGATGCTTCCTGTTGTCTTAGGTTACCAACTCCAGCACCTACATAAGCCCCATAACCAAGGATTCCAATAGGGGCCATACGGGACAATAGCCCAGCACCATCTTCTACCGCATCAGTCATAGGGCTTCTAGTTCTTAATTCATTTATTCTATCTGCGTGGGTATCACCCCTTTGCATTTCAGAATTCATCTGCGATACTGTTTCACGTAGCTTAGCTACCTCTGTTTCTAGGTTACCTGTAGATTCCACAAAATCTCTATAACCTTGTGAGTTAACAGTCTCATTTAAACTTCCTCTAGCACTATCTAATCGTTGTCTATGGTATTCTTGTACGATAGGGTTGGATTGCTCACCCCACCTATTACCACCTTCAGACATACGTAGTAACTCTTCCCTTTTTCGTATTTCAGTTTCTAAGTCCTTAACACGTTGGGCTTGTTGAGAACTTTTCATACGATTTAGCTGTTCTTCTGCTTGGGTTAGCTTGTTCACATGCTGTGCATGTGATTGCTCCATTTCACCTAGAATCCTCTTATACATAGTCACTTGTTTTCTGGATAAAAAGCCCTTCTGATTCCTAGCACCTTGGTCAGCTAGGTCGCCAAGTTTATCTACCTGGCGCTCTAGTGTACGCAATTGACGGACTGCCTCGTTGGTATCAGTCCGTATATTAAGCTTCACTTCTTGGTTAGTCATTATTACACCTCTTCCCAATCCTTAGGTTCATCACCCTCAGTATCTGTAGGTAATGCTAGATTTTCCCACTCTTTTTCAAAATCTGGGTCAACATACTTTTGAGTATTTACGTTAGGGTCATCCGATGCCCCATCAGGGTAGTCACCATCCCTAGCAGAGGTATTATTAGGTGCAGGAGCACTAACCCTTTGATACTGGGCGAATAAGAGAGCTAACTGTTCCTCTGTAAGGTCTATGAACCGTTGGTCTGTAGGTAATACATTCCACTTTTCCTGCACCCAGAATTCAAACTTAGCCCTCGGTGTGTTCGCTAGTTCCTGTATTGTCAACTGGTTTAGTTGGTTTGCGAAAGCTGTCCATCCATTTACGGTACTCTAAAAACACTTCCAATATCATCTCGTATTCCACGTCATCGCTAGTAACATCAAACCATGCTGGCTTAGTATCTAATACAGTATCTAAGGTAGCAATCATTAATACAAGATTGTCTGTACGGTCATCCATAGGTGCATAGCCACCTGTTAGTTGAGACTGTAAGATACCAATGCGCATACGTTCCATTTGTGATGGGTGATGTACCGTAAATCTACCTTTGAATTTCTCTCCGTATTGCTCTGTGAAATCCACATCAAAGCTATGAGTTCTTTTTACCCCTTGATTTACTCCATGCAACATTCTTAAAACTTGCGCTTCTGGTTGTGCCATAGAACATTCCTCCTTAAAATTATCTAATAAATAAAATAGAGAAGAGTGGTATTTTTAAATACCACTCTTCTCTAGAGTTTCTTACTTTTCACTTAAATCTAACTTAGCTTGCTCGTAAATACGTCCATGTAGCGTTCTCACCAGAGATAGTCCCTACTCGGAATGTCTCACGATAGTTGACAGCAGTACAGCCGTGGTATGCTCTAACTAGCTTACCTGTGTACTTATCAATAACTTCAATAGTGAAGATAGGAGTTCGTAGGATACTTTCGTTAATAGAAGAATATCCTGCTTCATGTAAGCCCTTCTCCCTAACAAAGAAACGTTCCATAGTAACAGAGCCTTCGTATCGGTTAGTTACATGCTCTTGTGGCATAATAGAACCAATCTCGTACACACCTTCAGTACCGAATGAACGGTCACCGTCAAGCCCCTGAATACGTCCTACAACAGTACTACCAACTTTAATGTTGATAGTGTGTCCAGTATGGACAGTTTGTTCAAATACTGTAGCCATTGACTACCCACCTCCTTTATTATTGAGCGATTTCTGGCACAAACCTAGAAGTAATAAGGATGAAGTTGATTGGAGTAGACGGAGCTACTTCATAGTCAACATAAATAGTTGTTCCAGAGAATCTAACCCTAATATTTCTGTACTCAACGATGTGACCATCTTTCTTAGCTTTCTCTAGGACATCTACCGCCTTAGTGATGATAGAGCTAGTAACATCTGGTCCTACATGCTTCTTACCTACGAAAGCAGTCTCTAAAGCAGAACGTACTTCTTCTGCTAAGTAGTCAGCGCCACGTCTTACAGAAATCTCTCTGTATAGAGTGTTGTTTTCGCTTAGGTAAGTAGTAACCCCTTGTACCAAGCGAATACCACCGTTTTGTGCCTTTTCTAGTACTGCAACACCTGATGTGATTAAGTCATCAATAATAGGGTCACCAGCAATTAGCTTTCTCTCTAACCCGATTAGGTTGAAGTACTCGAATGTAACTGGGTCTGATGGACCTAAGCCACATACTCTACCTGCAATTAAAGCACCTGTGAAGTATGCTGGTAGTGGGTCTCTACCGTTGCGGTAAGTAGAGTGATGGATACCTGGGTACCCTAGTACAGCCCTAGAGCTGTTTAGTACAGCCGCACGTTGTTTTACAACTGATGGTGGTTCCCCAACAGTACCACCTGTAAATAGCATCTGTGGTTGTTGTCTAGTCTCCATCACAGTAATGTGCTGTAATGCTTCTGCATGCACCGATTCCTTAGAGTTTAATACTACTAAGACGTTGGAATACGTTTCTTTTAGTGGCTCAAACAAATTAGCCCAGCTAGGAGAAGTAGAACCAACAGCACCACCTGTTAGGTAAGTGAATGGAATATCAGTGATATATGTTGTGTCAGTCTCATCAGTTAATTTAGCTTTGACTAATTCAGAGAAGCTATTAATCTGATGGATAACATCACCATTCTTAGAGTTTAGGTATCCTACTTTATTAGCAATGTCAACAGGAGTAGAAGTTACATCTAGTAACTTAGATTCCATAGTTGCATTTCGGTAACCTACAAAAGTTACCTCATAACCAGACACACTGTTTAAGTAAGTTACTACGTCGTTGATAGTAAAGAACCTATCAGAACCTAATTCAATGCTGATGTCCTCTACTTCAGAGCCTGTATCACCCAGTAATACTTTTAAGGTTTTAGCCCCAGTAGTACCATCTTTAGCAATAGTAGCCTTTGCGATAGTCCCCTCATCACCTACATACTTTATAGCAACAACAGCACCTAGATTAGTATAGATTTCCTGCTCATCTGTATCCCATCGGTATAACGTAAGACGCTTTGTACCTGGAATATCAGAGCCAGATGCACCCTCTACTTTTACCTGTACTCGGTTTGCAATTTCACCGTATGCTAGTGATTCAAATTCGATTGGGCCATTTGCTAGCTTAGAAGGCTTAGTTTCATTGGCAACAATAACACCAATTACGCTTGCTCCACCACCACCTTCAGGAGTAGGAGAAAATAGTAATTCTGCACCTGTAACTAACTCACCGCTAGTCAGGTACTTCCTAGCTTCAGAAATATCAGTAAACCAGTGTACTTCACCAGACTTACCAGAATCAGCATTACCGATAATAACTGGAGTATTGATACTTCCTTCTGTTACAATGGTCATAGCAGAAGCATCAATTTTGCTATGTGCTCCTGGGTGTACAATTCTACGACCATTAAAGTTAACACCGTACTGTAAGTTAGCCATTGTATATGCACCTCTTCCTTATTACTTTTTATCAGCCTTTTCAGGCTTGTCCACATTTTCATAATCTTTTAGGGCTTTTTCCCATTCCGCTTGTCTCATCCAATCCTTACCCTTACAGAAGGCTTTAAACCCAGCCTTAGCTACATCAGTCATTTCTGTA